TTGCATTTCTTTATGCTGTTTGTTCCTGTTATGGGTCTTTGGACAAGTTCCATCGGTATTATTGGTCTTGCTCTCAACCTTCGTGCTTATGACTTTGTTTCCCAAGAGATCAGAGCATCAGAAGATCCAGAGTTTGAAACCTTCTACACCAAGAATATTCTCTTGAATGAAGGTCTTCGTGCATGGTTAGCACCAGTTGACCAACCACACGAACAGTTTGTGTTCCCTGAAGAAGTTCTTCCTCGTGGTAATGCACTGTGAACCACTATCTTGTTTTTGTTTACGGTGTATGTTTTTCTCTCATTGCAGGAGGTGCATTTGCTTTGATGTGGTCTAACATTCGTGACATCAATAGGGTCATGGATCAACCAAAACCACGTCACCCAGAAGCACCTGCTCCCGGTGATGAAGTAATGTATGTGGATCTTTCTAGAGATAAACTAGAGGATCTTTACAAGAATAATTAAAGATGATATACTGAGGGTCAGAAGACCCTCTTTTTTTATGAAACCGAATGAATTGATTGTAAGGGGTAAAGTAAAGAGTGTTATTCAGGGTGTGGAAAAAAACCAAGTCTTGATTCACTATCATGATAAAGTCACCGCAGGTAATGGTGAGAAAGAAGACCATCCTGAAGGTAAGGGTAAAATTAATAATGAGATTTCTTGTCTTATCTTTAAAGAACTGGAGAAAGCAGGTATCAAAACTCATTTCATCCAGTATGCTGGACCAGCAATGATGAGATGTAAAAAGGTTGAAATCATTCCAATTGAAGTTGTAGTTAGAAATATTGCCGATGGTTCTATTGTAAGGCAGACAAATATTCCAAAGGATACTGTATTCAATCCACCTCTAATAGAATTTTATCTAAAAGATGATAGTAAAAATGATCCTCTTCTTACTGAGGATAGATTGTATATTATGGGATATAGACACCTTCGTCAATATAAGCAATATGCCAAGGAAGTAAATGCAATTGTTTCTGATATGTTCCGTAAGATTGGAATTACTTTAGTTGATTTTAAAATTGAATTTGGTGTAACTGCTGATGGTGCAGTTGTTGTTGCTGATGAGATTAGTCCTGATGGATGTAGATTGCGTAATGTGGATAATGAAAGTATGGATAAAGATTTGTTCAGAAAGGGTGAAGGTGATATAATTAAATCGTATACTGAAATATTAAAACTACTGAAAGATTATTATGGAAGTTAATAAGCAATATTATAAGTATTGGAAAGACCTGTGGAGTATGCAAACTGAAGAGGTGCTTGATGCAACTGCTCTTGTTCGTGTGATGGAATGCACCAATGGTTGTGTGCAACACGCATTCAGAGATGGTGATGAACGTGCACTATCTGTTGAGCAGAGTAGAGAATGTATGAAACTCTCAATGGGCACAATCAAAAGTAAAGTCTTGCCACTACCTGATGGGACAGAGATTGCACTACCAAAAGAATGTCATGAAATTATGAATGCGGCACGGGACCTTTATATCCGTGGATTCAAGCAAGGAGATGAGGAAGCACTAGAAGAATTCTTTGCTTGTTCTAAGGCACACTTTGAGGTGATTGGTAGAGAAATCATTGATGAGAAGTTTAGATTCTTTGCAGAACACTTTGAGGATCTGTTCACATCGTATTGGATTATGATGGGTAGAATGTATATCTATGACATGGGTGGGTTTATCTAAATAATTGTAAGACGCAATCTCTTATGCCTCTCTACAATACCTTTCAAGCCTATGTCTTTAACCTCTACACAACTTGTTCCGCAGAAGCAAAAAGGTTATGGAGGCAAAAGATAAAGGAAGAATGGGATTGGGAGTGTGCCTATTGTGGATCTGATGAGAATCTCACAATAGACCACATCGTTCCGAGAGCAAAGGGTGGAACAGATTTTACCAAGAACTGTCTGTGTGCCTGCCACAAATGCAATCAAGATAAAGCATATTCTCCTATGGAAGATTGGTATCTTTCACAGGAGTTTTTTGATATTGACCGTTATGAAAGAATCCAGAAGTGGATGGAACCAGAACCGGTAGCAAACCTTTATCGTTATGGATCAAGACGCAACAATGCGTCTTGAGTTTTTTATAAATAAATGAAAAGGACAGTATATACTGTTCTGAACCGGTACATACCGATAGAAGAATAAATGGCCACTCCGATTAGGATAAAGAGGTCAGCGGTCGCTGGCAAAAAACCAACAACAGATCAATTACAGTTAGGTGAATTAGCTGTAAACTTTTATGATGGTAAAATCTTCTTCACGCAAGATCAAGCTGGTGTAGGTATTGGAACAAGAGTTGTAGAAGTAGGTGCGGGTAGCACAACTTTTGTTGGAAAAACATTATTCGTCTCTGAAAACGGTAATGATGACAACACTGGATTGGATGAAAATAATGCAAAGGCAACAATTAAATCTGCTGTTGCATTAACATCTCCTGGTGATACTGTAAAAGTATTTCCAGGAACTTATACTGAAGACAATCCAATCGATCTTCCAGACAATGTTTCGGTGGAAGGAACAGAACTTCGTCGTTGCCTGGTAGCACCTCAGAATACTGGAAGTGATTTATTCTACGTCAGTCAAGGATCTCACATCACCGACTTGAGTTTTGTTGGTGGTCCAATGACCAACCAAGCAGCAGTTGTTGCATATAGACCACTTGTTGGTGTTGCATCAGATAGATTTTTTGATGCTGCAAGATTGATTCGTCAGAACTTAGATTTCATTGCAGATCAAGCAGTAGGATATTTAACAAGCACAGATTACAAAAACCCCGCTTTCCAAGTTGTTGATGCCGGTGGAACTCCAACAGATCCACAAAATTGTAGAGATGACATCAAAGATATTTACAGAGCAATCTGCCACGACATCACAAGAGGTGGTAATTCTAAGTGTGTAGGTGCTGGTCAATCATATTATAGTGGTGGAGCACTACAACATATCATCGGAACTGATCCAAATGGATATAGTGTAAAGGATGCAACTGTTGCTGCAATTGATTATTCTATTGGTATTGCTAGATCTTGTATTAATAATATTTCATTTGAAAAGATTGGTGGTGGACTTTATGCATCTGCTAATACTCAAGTAAAAGATGTAAGTATTCAGGCAGACGGTGGATCCTATGATATAGGTAATTGTGCAAATGTAAATTCTGCAGTTACTACTTGTGCCGGAATTGTAACTACTATTATTGATGTTGGTCCTGCATCTGCAGGTATTACTACAACCTATCCCGGTAATGCTGGTGCTGGACAACCCGATCCAAATGCAATTCCTTCACAAGGAACTGGTATTATTACTAAAGGTCCTTATGTAAGAAACTGCACTAATTTTATTCAAGATAGTATTGGTGCTAGAATTGATGGATTTAATTCTGATGAAGGAGATAAAGTAAACGAAATAGGTGTTCAGGGTTCATTTAACGTTGATTCTTATACTCAGTTTAATCAGGGTGGTATCGGAGTTTCGGTGACTAACGGTGCATATTGTCAGTTAGTTTCTATTTTTACCATATGTAATGACACTGCAATCTTTGCAGGTGGTGGAGGTCAATGTGATTTAACTAACTCCAACTCTTCATTTGGAACAAGAGGATTAGTTGCTGACGGTATTGGTGATCAAACTTCTAAGTGTATTGATCGTTATACTGGAACCATAAGCACCACTGGTGCTGTAAGTCAAAATATTGTTACTGTTTCTGGTGTTGGAAATAATCGTCCTTATGATGGACAGGCATTATATTTTGATCGTAAGTATTATGTTGTTAAAGATATTATAGTTACGAATGGTGGATCAGGTTACACCAGTCCTCCTTTTGTAACGATTGATGATCCAAATGGTCCTGGTATTGCCGTTCCTGCACAGGCAACGGCAACAGTTGAAAATGGTGCCGTTACAGTGGTCACCGTTAGAAGTGCAGGATCTCAGTATGATGAAACTCCACCAAATATTACTTTCACTGGTGGTGGTGGATCAAATGCTGCGGCAACTGCACAAATGGAAGCAATTTATTATGACGTTCTTGAGGCAACTGCACCAGTTGCTGGTATAACTACCATCAGTCTGGTTCAAAATCTAAATAATGAAGTTGGCACAGGATCTACAGTATATTTTGCTAGACAAAGTTTCCAAATTGTAAGCTCGCATTCATTCCAATATATTGGTGCTGGAAATACAATTGAAAGTGCATATCCATCAAGAGGTGGAATTTCTATTCCAGATAATGAAGTGATTACTGATGATGGAGGCAAAATTAATTATACCAGCACAGATCAAAGAGGTAACTTTAGGATTGGTGATGGTGTTGTGATCGACCAATCAACCGGAACTGTATCCGGTAACGTATACATTAAGAGTTTGTTTACACAAGTAACACCATTCATTCTTGCATTAGGAGGAGATTAATCAAATGGCAGTTGCAGCAGCAGCAGTAAATGTATTCCAAACTATTACGAATGTAGTTGGAACAAGCACAGTTGGAATCTACACGGCACCTGTCGGTTATACAGGTGTTGTCCTTCTGGCACAAGTAACTAATGTTGGGTCATCAACCCAGACAATTAGTTTCGGTCATCGTAGAACCGGGACCGACACTGAGATTGTTAAAGATCTAGCAATCCCAGCAAATGACACCGCAAACTTATTACCAGGAAAACTAGTAGTAGAAACTGGTGACACATTGACTTTGGTTGGTAGCACTGCTACTGATCTTAAGTTTTTATCAAGTATTCTGGAAACATCAAATCTCTAATATTTTAAAGTAGAAAAATGGCAGCACCAGTACGTTTTCTTAGCGGCAGACAGCAGCAGCAAAAAATTGGTATAGAGGGAAGTACCCAGAATGAAAAGGTACTGGAGGTAGTTGGTCGTGTTGGTATTGGCACAACAATTTTTGATCCTGGTGTAGAACTAGAAGTTCGTGGTGATGCAGAAATTAGTGGAATATTAACTGCAACTAAATTAGTTGTCACTGGTGCCGGAAATACTTTTGCCGAATTATTTGTTTCTGGTCTTTCTACTTTTGCATCTAACGTAGACATTAATGCAGATTTAGATGTCGATGGACTCACTGAATTAGATGAGTTAAATGTAAGTGGTATTGCCACGTTTGGAAATACTATTGATTCTAATGGTAGAATAGTTGGTGCTGCAACCAGCAACGTCATCCCATTCCTTTATAGTAACTTATCAGATCTCCCTAGTGCTGCGACATATCATGGTGCATTTGCCCATGTTCATGCAACCGGCAAAGCATATTTTGCTCATGCAGGAAATTGGTGGGAATTAGTTAACAGAAATTTAGATGGGACAGTTGGCACTGGAACTGATACCTATAATATAGGAACACTAGGTGTTACTGGACTCACCACCACTCAAAATTTATCTGTAGTTGGAGTATCAACTTTTGCGTCTAATGTAGATCTTAATGCCGATCTTGATGTAGATGGTCACACTGAACTTGATAACTTAAATGTTTCTGGTATTTCTACATTCAATGGTCAGGTTAATTTACCTGACAATACCAAGATAATGCTTGGTGACAGCAATGATCTGCAGATTTTCCATCAAAATGGAACTGGTAACAGTATCCAAGGAGACTCACCATTATATCTACAATCAACAAGTCAAATTGTATTAAAACAATATAATGGATCTGAAGTTTATGCCAAATTTATTAAAGATGGAGCAGTAGAACTTTATTACGACAACTCCAAGAAATTTGAAACCACTGCTGATGGTATTAATGTAATTGGTCATGCTGAACTTGATGACGTAAATGTTTCTGGAGCAATCACTGCTACCACATTTACTGGAGACTTGACCGGCAATGCTGGAACTGCAACCACTTTAGCAACGGCAAGAGACTTCTCTATAACTGGAGATTTTGTAACTGCTCCAGTTATATCTTTCAATGGTAGTGCTAATGTAGCTTTTGCTGCAACAATCACTGAAGATTCTATTGGTCTTGGAACTTATACTTCTGGTGATTATGTTAAGACAGTTGCTGGAACTGCTAATGAAATTTTAGTAACTAGTGGAACAGGTGAAGGTTCAACACCAACGATTGGTTTTGTTCCTAATCCAACGATTGGTGGTAATGTAACCATAGGACAGGATCTTCAGGTTAACAGAGATTTAAACGTAACTGGAAATATTACAATTGGTGGCACAGGAGCATCAATTATTGTTGATACCTTTAAGGTAAAGGATGCTGATATTATTCTTGGATTTACCACCGACACACATGGAAATGAAGTTTCTAATGATACGACTGCAAATCATGGTGGTATTGCTGTTGCATCAACAGAAGGAACACCACTTGTCACTCTTGTAAATCCTGGTGTTGGTGAAACTTTACCTTCCACATATAAAAAGATTATGTGGTTTAAGAGTAGTTCATTTGCTGGATTGAGTACTGATGCTTGGTTATCTAACTATGCATTTGGTGTTGGGACAACATCAATGTCGGCAGGAACCAAGTTTGCAGTTGGAAATATTGAGACAGATTTTGATGATATTACGAATGTAAGAAATATTAATGCGACTGGTATTATCACAGCCACTCTTGATAAAACTCTAAGTCTTGCAACGGCTGGAACAGGAATCAGTGGTTCTGCTACTTTCAATAATTCTAGTAATGCAACGTTTACTGTCACTAGTAATGCAACGGATGCTAATACTCCAAACACCATAGTTTCTAGAGATGGATCTGGTAACTTTAGTGCTGGCACTATCACTGCTAATCTGACCGGAACAGCATCCACCGCATCATTTGCAACAACAGCATTCACACTCAATGGAACTGCTGAAGGTAGCTTGAATGTTGGAACTGCTGTAACAGCAACTAATCTTGCGGGTGGAGATACTGGGGATATTCCTTATCAATCTTCCTCAGGAAACACTGTTTTTGTTGATGCTAGTAGTGCTAATCCAAATCAAGTTCTTCTCTGGACTGGTTCTCAACCTGTCTGGTCCAATGTAAGTTCTGGATCGGGTGCTTTTGGTGGAATTAGTGTTCAGGATGAGGGTAGTACAGTTGGAACTGCAAATAGTATTGCGACTCTCAATTTTGTTGGATCTAACATTGAAGCAACTGCAACTACTGGTGCTAATGGTATTGCAACAATTACAATGTCGGATAGTCCGACATTTGATGATTTAAATGTAACCGGCATTACCAGCACTAAAGATTTTAATGTAGTAGGAATATCTACATTTAATAATAACGTGCATGTTGGCACTGGTATTACGTTCTTTGCTTCTTCAGGTATAGTCAGTGCTTCGGCATACTTTGGATCTGGTGGAAATCTTGAAGATCTTATTCTTGGAAAAATTGAAGGTCTTAGAATTCAAAATAATGGTGTTCAAGTCGGAACAGGATTCACATACTCCACACTTAACTTTGTCGATCCAAGAGGTAACGTAGTTGCTACTGGTGTCGGAACAATTGCTAACATAGGAGTATCTACTTCACCAACATATGATGAACTTAATATAGTTGGTGTTTCTACATTCAATAACACAGTACATTTGCCAGCAAACGTTCAACTTAGATTTGATTCCAGCAATTTAACAGATAATGATTCCTTAAGAATCTATGATGATGGTAACAATAGTAGATTTGAATCCGACCATGGTATTTTCTTTGAAACTGACGATACGTGGGCACTATTAAATGAATCTGGCAATACTTATAGAATTAGAGCAAACTCTTCTTTAGGAACTGTTAATCTTTATTACAACGGAATTGAAAAATTTAAAACCAACACTAATGGTGTGACTATTACTGGTCGAGTAGATCCTGCTGCAGATAGCACACACGATCTTGGAACAAATTCAGTAAGATGGAGAAATCTTTATGCAGATACTTTATATGGTGATGGAAGTAATTTAACTGGTATCTCTGCTGGAATCACAATAACAGATGACACCTCTACAAACGCAACGAGATACTTAATATTCGATGATGCCACAAGTGGAACTATCACAGGTGCTAATGTTTCTTCTAGTAAGTTAACCTTTAATCCTTCTACTGGTGACTTGGGTGTTGGTGGTCAGGTCACTGCAACCGACTTCAACTCTACATCTGATGCAAGATTGAAAACTAATGTTCAGGTAATTGGTGATCCACTTGAGAAGGTTCTGCAAATCAATGGTGTATCCTTCAACTGGATTGAGAATAATAAACCATCGATGGGTGTTATTGCCGATAACATTCAAGAAGTCTTACCAGAACTGGTCAGTGATACCGATCCTAAGACGGTCAACTACAATGGTCTCATCGGTCTTCTGATTGAGGTTGTTAAGGAGCAGCAAACACAAATTAATTCCCTGAACGAAAGACTATCCCAACTCGAATGATTGTCTAAATACTTACACTATTAAACTACCCAGTGTATACGAGGACGGTAGATGGCAATTAAGATATCGGGTTCTACTATAATTGATGATAGTAGAGGTATAGTAAATGCAGGTATTTCGACTTTTGCTAATGATGTAAAATACACCTCCGCAACAACAGGGCTTGGTGTATTTTATGATAGAAGTGCTGATACTTTAAAACTTCTTGAGGATGGTAGTGATAATACAAAACTAACCCTAGGAGATAACAGTTCGTATAGTTCTTATATGCAGATATACCACGATGGTGGTAACTCTGGTGTTGGATATATTAACTATGCCGGAAGCAACAAGATGGTGCTTTCGGGAAACAATATAGCATTAATGAATACGGCTCGCAGTGAGAATATGCTTACTGCAGTTCAAGATGGAGCAGTAAGTCTTTATCATAATAATTCTATAAAATTTCAAACCACTTCTACTGGTGCAAAGGTAACTGGTGACTTAACTCTTGAAGAGGCTGATGCTGGAACTGCTACTGCTTTACCAGAATTTAAACTGTTTAAAAACAGTTCTAGTGTTACAGCTGCAGATTATCTTGGACAGATTAAGTTTGCCGGAAACAGTTCCAGTGGAACTGAGAGAAATTATGCCAAGATTACTGCTAAGGTTTTAGATTCAACTAACGGATCTGAAGATGGTGCTCTTGAGTTTGCACATATCAAAGCAGGTTCACAAACAATCACGGGTAGATGGAGAAGTGATAGTCTACAACTTTTAAATGGAACCGCACTGACTGTTGCTGGAACTACAACAGTTACGGGAAATATACTACCAAGTCAAGATAGCAACACAGATATAGGATCAAACGGTGTTAGATTTGCAAACATATATGCAGATACTTTATATGGTGATGCAAGCAATCTAACCGGTATTACTGCTTCAAATATTACAGTTGCCGATGAGTCTTCTGATACGCAGAACTTCTTAGTATTCACAAACTCAGCTACCGGTAACCAGGCACCTAAGACAGGTAGCAATTTAACTTTTAATGCTTCTAGTGGAATCTTATATGCCACTCAATTTAGTGGAGATGGTTCTTCACTCACCAATGTTAATGCTACTACTTTTACGGTAACCTCAAATAATAGCGCGAATGAAACTGTATATCTATTATTTGCTGATGGCAATTCTGGATCTCAAGGTGCAGAAACCGATACTAATCTAACTTATAATCCAAGTAACGATACTCTTACCGCTGTTACTTTTAGTGGTGCTCATAGTGGTAATGGTGCAGCACTCACCAATGTTGATGCTGCTACTTTGGATGGTATTGATTCTACTTCCTTCCTCCGTAGTGATGCTGCTGATGTTAAGACAAGTGGAAACTTGAGATTTAATGATAGTGTAGCAGCAACATTTGGAACTTCTGATGACTTAGATATTCAGCACAATGGCGTTCATTCATATATTTCAAATTATACCGGTAGTTTAATCCTTGACCAACATGTTAATGATGGTAGTATTTCCCTAAGAAGCGACAATGGTAGCGGTGGTATAACTGAATATATTGAATGTGTCGGCAGTAGTGGCGAAGTAAGACTTCGTCATTACGGTTCTCAGAAATTTGTTACTGCATCTACTGGTATTGATGTAACCGGAACTATTACTGCCGATGGATTAGATATGGAGGATAATCAAAAAATCCTCCTTGGTACTGGTGATGATTTAGAAATCTATCATGATGGTTCTAATAATGTTATTAAAACTGCTTCTAATCAAAATCTTCAACTTTATTCGACAGGAGCAGGTGCGGTTCAAATTCAATCTGATTCTCCAAAACTAATTTTTGATGATGTTACTGGTGGTGCTCAAATTGATATTAGTATGACATTGGATGCTGGTGTTTTCACCATGGCAGACGATACCAATTCTGATACTTTCTTTAAGTATACTCAAAATGGAGCAGTAGAGATTTATCACAACAACTCCAAGAAACTTGAAACCACTTCCGGTGGTATCACAGTTACAGGAAACGTTGATGCAACATCATATACAGGTGATGGTTCACAACTTACAGGTATTGTTGCCGGTATTACACCAACTGAGAATACTGTTGATCAGGCACAACCTATTTCATTCTTTGTTGGTACTGCACAAACTTCTCTTGCAGGAATTTCAACACAAAATTTTGTCTTTAACCCATCCTCCACAAGATTGGGTATTGGAACTGATTCTCCATCAGATACTCTTGAAGTTAAATCCGAAAAAGGTCAAGGTCCAACTTTTGTTAATTCAGTTACTAGTAACGGTGGAACTTCATTAACACTTAACGGAATTCAATCTGGTGATCTTGTTTTATTCATGGGTGTTTCTGATAATTGGAGCGTCCCTACTCCACAGACTGATAGTTCAAATTGGACTGATATTACTGGTATTAGTAACAATAATACTAGTTCACCATATCGTGCAGTATTTTATAAATTTGCCACCGGATCATCTATAACGGCAACATTTACAAGCTCTAATGTTGGTTATGCAATGCTTGCATACAGATTTGTTGATTCCAGCACTCCATTTGATGTAAATGCGACCAGCACCAGCAGCTCTGGCTCTATGCCAAATTGCCCAGCAATCACTCCTGTTAGTGATAAATCTTTGATTATTGCGGCTGGTTTCTTGGATGATGATGAGGTAGCAAGCACCACTAGTGCTCCAACTGGATATACTCTTGCTGTAGCTTCAAACAACTCACTAAACTCGTCTACTTTGATGGTAGCACATAAGTTGTTGCCATTAGCAGCAACTGAAAATCCTGGTGCATTTACTGATAGTTCTGGAAATACTGATTCTTTTATCGCAGACACTATTGCATTAAGATTTAACCCTGGTGCAATCACTAATGATTTCAGGTTTGGTTCGAGTGGTATTGAAGTTACTACCGACGATTTTGTAATAGATTCTTCTAGAAGTGTTGGTATCAAAACTGACTCACCAGATGCTGACCTACATGTTGATGGAACATTACTTGTATCACCTCCGACCAATCTTGATGATAGTATACCTCATTTCCAAATTAATAATACTGGAATAATTACTAGTCTCTTCTCAGTTTCTAATAATCAGGTATTAATTGATATTGATACCACAGTCAGTGGTATTTTAACTGCAAACAATTTTGATTTTAATAATTCTACTGATGGTCTTATCAATGCTGGTATTATTACTGCATCTGAATATAATGGTGATGGTTCCAAACTAACTAAAATTCCACTGGAATTTTATGCTGGAATTTCAAGTTCTAATCACTTTGAACCAACATCTTTTGAAACGACGGTATTTACTTTCCCATCAACCGCAGGTAAACAATATGTTATTGAATCGATTAATGTCGCAAACACTGAGACTTCGGTGGGTGTAGGGACAACAGTAAATATTATTGCATCCATTGAAGATGCATCGGCAGCAGAGCAAACTTATATTGCATATAATGTTCCTATTGCAAATGGTGGCACGATTGAACTTCTAAAGAATCCTATAGTTGCAGGTCCATCAGATGTAATGAAAATGTGGGTTACTGATCAATCTTATATTGGTATTACTACTGCAGCAGAAGTTTATATGAATTTTACTGAATTTACCAGTTCAGAATATATCAGTAAGTTTGCTGGTCCAACCACCATAAATACCATAGCACCCACAACACTATATACATCAACAGGAAATCCAACAATGCTCCAAAGAATTGGATTTGTAAATCGCACTGATTCTGGTGACTATCCAGTTTCAATTAGAGTTACCAGTGGACTATCGACAACATATCTTGTAAAAGATTTAATCATTCCAAGATATTCTACAGTGGATATTTTAGATAGATACAAGAGGATAGAGACTGATGCTAAACTAGAAGTTGAAGTGGGATCCACTAGCACGATCGATGTTATTGTTTCTGGTAGAAAAATTCTTTAGAGGTAGAGTAAAATGGGAATAAAAAATGGTGTATTCGGACTAGAAGATGTCTATAATCTTCAAATAGATGAAGAATGGACTAATAAATCTGAGGTATTTTTGGATGGTGATACCTCTAAAACTCATACAGTAACAGGGTGGAATTATGGATATTGGACTGGTGGTAACGGTGCGTCAGATTTTAGGAGAATAGATTTCTCTAATGATACTGAATGGCAAAGTAGGGCAAGTATACCCGGAGCAGTAACTACGAGTACAAGACCATATACTACATTTGGATCTCCTACAAAAGGATATCATGTAGTTGAAGCAGGTGCATCCGTAAATCCTAGTGGCTCGATGTTAGCATTTTCTTTTGCTAATGATACTGCACTTTTAGTGCCAGGTGGAACTCCATCATTAAACAATTCGTATGGGCAATCGGCATTTAATACTAACTATGCATATACTGCATCCCAGTCTAGTATTGAAAGGTTTGATTTTTCGAATGATACTTCCCAATCAACAGTAACACATGGTAATAACCCTGATGGTAGCCGGTCAGATGCTGGTGTAACCGGAAATCAATCTTACCTGTATCGAGGTGGTGGTGGATCACCAGCTAAGTCAACTGTAGATCGTCTAGATTATTCCAATGACACTGCTGCTTTAGCACCTAAAGGACCATTAACTGTTGCTAGAGGTTGTTTTGCTGGTGCTACTGGAAATGCTGACTATGGTTGGTGGTTTGGAGCATCTGCTGGTAATACTGGTTGGTCAGGTGGGGGAAGTTTAGTAGATCGTGTTGATTATTCCAATGATACTGCTCAAGCATCACCTAGAGGTCAAATATCACCAGGTGCTTCTTCGCAACCAGCTGATGCTGTTGCTGGAAATGATGATGCTGCTTGGATAGGTGGTTACCATCCATCTGGAAACGTTCAGAAAATAAATTATGCCAATGATACTGCAACTCCATCAAGCAACCTGATCCCTGGCACGAGCAATGGTGTTGTTGTTTTTGTTAGTGGTTTTAGTATCGTTCAATATGGATTGCCAAAACAGGTATTGACCGTATTAGGTCCTGGTCCACAACCTTTTGGACATTCTACCGGTTATTTTGCGGGGGGTGGTGATAGTAATCCATTTAAATCGACAGTAGAACGTATTGATTATTCCAATGACACCGCAACGGCAGTAGAAAAAGGACCATTAAGCACTTCAACCGGAAGACGAATGCTGGCAGGATCTAGTAGTTCTGAATTTGGTTACTTTGGTGGTGGAGGAAATCCAGCTTTAGCACAGTATTCTATTGTTGATCGTATCGATTATTCAAACGATACTGGAACAGCATCACCTAAAGGTCCATTGGGTCAACAGAAGCATTCTCATGGAGCAACAGGTAATGCTAATTTTGGATACTTTGGTGGTGGTTCGAATCATTTAGGTCCTAGAACAACTTCAATATTCCGTATCGAATACTTTAACGATACTGCTACGGCAGTACAAAAAGGATCATTATCTGCTTCACCGGGAGTAAAAGAATTAACAGCAACAGGTAATCGTGATTTTGGATATTTTATGGGTGGAGAAACACCCAGTGCTATATCAACAACAGATCGTCTTGATTATTCGAGTGATACTACAAACTGTGTGGCAAAAGGTCCATTAAGTGGTGCGAAAAAAGGTCTTTCATCAACAGGCAATAAACATTTTGCTTATATTGGTGGTGGTTCCACTCCTTCTGTAATATCAACAGTAGATCGTTTAGATTATGCTAATGATACTGTAGCAGCAACACCAAAAGGTCCATTAAGTGTTGCTAGGAAACTCCTCGCAGCAACAGGTGATGCTAATTTTGGATATTTTGGTGGTGGTAGTGCACCTGGTAACAGATCAACAGTAGATCGTTTAGATTATGCTAATGATACTGTAGCAGCAACACCAAAAGGTTCGTTAAGTGAGGCTAAAAAAGAACTAGGAGCAACAAGTTCTCATCATGGAGCACTTCCAACTACTGCTGTTCCTTTCCCAGAGGTATATAATTTTGCCACAAATGTAGTTCAACCTCCGAATTTTGCTGTATTATCACAACCAGGAAATAGTGGAACCAACTTATACAAATATGATTTTGCGAGTAATACTGCATCCTTGTTGGCAGGAAGGGCTCATGGCAATAACTACTTTAGTAACGGAAGAAATCAATATGCTTCGAGTAATAATCATGCATACTTTGCTGGACAATACACTAGTGGTAGTCAAGTTCAGAGAGTAGATTATGCAGATGATTCTTCTAACACTTTGTTTAGAGCTAATCTTCCATCTACTATGTATAATGCAGGTTCTTCATTCAACACCTCTTATGCATGGTTTGCCGGGGGAGCGACTCCGAATAGAACATCAAATACGACTAGATTGGATTATGCTAATGATTTAACGGCACCAGCTCCAAAAGGAGATTTGACCTTAAGTAGAGATAAACATGCTGGAACTGGAAATCAAAATTATGGTTATCATTCAGGTGGTGCAACGGCTCCTGCAGATCCAACATCAACAACAGAGCGTATTGATTATTCTAATGATACTGCTGCAGCAACACCTAAAGGACCATTAACTGCTGCCAGAAGATATTTTGGAGCATCTAGTAATGCAGACTTTGGTTACTGGGCTGGTGGTGATGCTGGTAGTTCTCACAGATCAAGAGTGGATCGTCTAGATTTTTCAAATGATACTGCCACAGCAATAACAAAAGCCTTTATATCACAACCATCCCCTTCACCAGGAAATCAAATGGCTGGTTTTGGTAGTGATAGTGCTGCATATTTCTTTGGAGGATCTCCTGGAAATAGTAGTGTAGAACGTCTGGATTATGCTAGTGATACTTTTATAAGTGAGATTAATCTTTATTCAGCGAATCCAGCACAAGGACCTTTTAGTGATGATAAAGGAGCTTCTGCAAGACAGAATGGAAATCCTGTTAATGCCGTGCTTAAAAATGATTATTCAAATTCTCCACAATTTGGATTCCCAGCTGCTAATTTTGTATACTTTGGTGGTGGTAATCCTGGTGGAGGTAGGATACACAAATATAATACATTTAATGATACTGGAACATTAGCAGCACCATTACAAGCGGTTCGTAGTGATTATGGTGGAGCAACAGGTAATAATTTCTTTGGATATTTCTTTGCAGGAGCCCCTAGTGAATCAAGATTTGAACGTATGGATTATGCAAATGATTTTGCAGCACCTGCATTTAGAGGTACTCTTGATACTTCTACTCCTACTTTCAGTCAAAGTTATGGAGCAGCAACTGGTTCTGCCGACGTTGCATATTTCATTCCTGGATATTACACTAACGTACAACGTATTGATTACTCCAATGATACTGCAACTGGTTCACAAAAAGGAAAAATTTCGATTGGTCGATATCTTTCACCAGGACATTTAACAGGAAATCAGAATTTTGGATACTACATTGGTGGTTTTACCGGTAGTACTGAAACATCAGTAATAGATCGTATTGATTACTCTAATGATACTGCTGCAGCAGCACCTAAAGGTTCTTTAACAGATACGAGACGATCAGGTGCTACATCTAGTAATGCCAATTATGCTTATCTTGGTGGTGGTAATGATCCTTCCACCAATCGTAGTAATTTTAATCGTCTTGATTTTTCAAATGACACTAATGCAACAATACCAAAGGGTGCATTAAATGCCGGTCCTGGACAAGAGCAACCTAATGCAACAGGAGATGGAGCCATGGGATACTTCTGGCAATATAATGAGAACTTGATTTGCCGATTAGACTACTCCAATGATACCGCAAATGCGTTGCCACGTAGTCCTTCAGCTACCACAGGACTTGAACGTATTGGTCAATATGCATCAGGTGTTTCTTCAATGGAGAAAGGATTGGATGAAAATAAATTCCCATTCCCATTAGCAAGTAACGTTGCGACGAATTTTGGGTACTTTATGCAACCAAACGGTAGAGGTGTAGCTAGAATAGATTATACTAATGATACTGAGACCGGAAGGGGAGCACCTAGCCCGGCAGGAATACTTGCTGGTAATCACTGCAATGCAAATTCAAGTCAAACTTACGGATATATTGCCACCGGGCAGTCAGCACCTTCATCCGATTTACCAGCTGGACAACCTACTCTGAGTAATTATGGTGGAATTGCTAGATTTGATTATCAAAATGATCTTTTTGGTATAGCATATCGATCTCAGCTCTTTGCTGGTAATTATGGTTCACCAGGTGGTGGTGCTGCAGTAAGCAATACCAATTATGGATATTGGGCTGGTGGTTGGAATTTAAGTGGTCCATTAGCACCTTCTCCTGTCGATGGTAGTAGTGCTGTCAACCGTCTTGATTATGCTAATGATACGACTGATTGTATTATAAGAGGAAATCTTGCCGTAGGAACAAATGATACCTCTGCATGTGGCAATGCAAGTTCTGCATATTTCATGGGTGGAAGTGGAAGTGCCTATGCTCCACCAGGGGTTCCTTCAGCTGGTTCACAAGTTCAAAGAATGGACTATTCTAATGATAATGTTACCTGGTCTCTGAAAGGACTTTTGGACCATTCGAGACAAAGATGTGCTGCTACTGGAAATGCCAGTTATGGATACGTTGCAGGAGATAATGGAGGAAGTATCACCAGTCTAAGTCGTGTTGATTATTCTAATGATACTGCTCAAGCATCACCAAAAGGACCATTACCTACTGCATTCCAGTATACTAGTGCAACAGGTAATACTTCTTTCGGTTACTTTACTGGTCTTAATTATTCCTCTAATTCATATACAACAGTATATCGTCTTGATTATTCTAGTGATACATCAACGGCATCACCAAAAGGTCCTCTAGGAAGCAATAATAGTGGTAGACCTAATCAGGGATTCTCTGCAGCGGCAAATGCACTTCCACAATAATATGTTATAATAAACAAAACTGTTATTTGATATGGGTATAATGATCGCACTCCCCTGTCACGGGGGAATTGTGAATGAGAAAACGACAATGAGTTTGTTCAATCTGGGCAAACTCTTAGTAAGAAATAATATTCCACATGGTCTTCTCACTCAGGCAAACTCTTCCTTGATTACTCATGGAAGGTCTAAGTGTGCAAACTTTTTTATCAATAATACGGACCACGAATATCTGTTCTTCCTTGATAGTGATATTGGATTTGATCCGGAAGATGTGCTAAAATTATTGAGTCATAATGAACCTATTGTTTCTGGCACATATCCTATGAAGACAATACCGATTCGGTATTGTGTTGATGTTTTAGAACCAGAAGAACGTAGGGGTGATCTACTCAAGGTTGGTGGAAATGGAATGGGATTTGTGATGATCCATCGTAGTGTCTTTACTGATATTGCACAGAAGTTTCCATATCTCAAATACACACCATCAACAAATGATAGTAACTATCCACCAACAGAAGCAGAAATGAATAACTCATATCATTATTTTGCAGAAGAAAAGATTGATGATAGTTTTTTATCAGAAGATAAAAGTTTCTTTTATCGTGCTAGAATGACGGGGTATACTCATTGGCTAGATACTACAATCAAACTACAACACGTTGGTTCACACGTTTTTGCTGAATAATTATGAAGTCTGGAGCAACTGAAAGTTCATTTCATTATCTTTCACAATATTATGAGTTTCCAGAAGAGGTAAAAGTTTCTCATCTTCCGGAAGAACTGAAAAAATCTAATAAACCATATAAAGTTTTGTGGGCACACCATGCTTATGATCAACCAGCATTTTTAAATTTCAATCATGAGACGGTAACTCACATTGTGACACCATCTCATTGGGCAAAGGAACAACTGATCAAGTTCCACAATGTTCCTAAGAATAAAATTACTGTAATTTCAAATGGTGTGAATGATATCTTCACCTATTCTGAAAACAAAACAAAGACTTTTATTCATACTTCTATTCCTTACAAAGGTTTAGAATTGATGCCTGCTATCATACAGAAGATTCATCAGAAGCATCCTGATGCAAAGTTTAAAATCTTTTCATCAATGTCACTGTATGGACCGATGAATGATCCTTATCTTGAATTGTATGAGGATCTAAAAAAACTTCCTAATGTAGAATACTCTGCCGCAGTTGATCAAGAAGAACTTGTTTCTGCTTATCAAGAATCTGCTTTCTTCATTCATCCAAATATTTGGGAGGAGACCTTCTGTGTTGCCATGGCAGAGGCAATGAAGTCCGGTGCTTATCCAATTATTACTAATATTGGAGCACTATCTGAAGTTGCCGGTGACAATTTTGCTTCGGTTGTTCCATTGGAAGGAACCCGAACACCAGCAAAATATGAGGTCACCGAAAACTTTCTAAATACATTTGCCGAGGTTTGTTGTACTGCTCTAGATTATTTTGAAGGGGACAGAACATATTATAATCAAATCTCAAAATCTCTTTCTAATCACATCTCACAGAAGTGTGACTGGAAGAAAATCGCACAACAATGGAAAAAATTAATTACTAAAATCGTAAAGGGAGAACCCATGACTAACGAAAACACTGCACTGTCTTATAATCCAATCACTTCTGAGCAGGCAGTGATGGATGATGAGTATCTTCAACAGGCATTTGCCAATGTAATGAGATGGGAGGAGAGTGATAAGGAACTTGCACAAGGTAGAACTAACTTCCAGTTGGAGAAGTTCGCACTACTTGAAACTCATACACTTCCAGTTGCTTTTGAGAACACTCTGAAGTCTCGTCGTCAGATGGCAGAGGGTTACATGTATAAACTCATTGAGATGAAGAGAAAGGTTCGTGAGTTTGAATTCAAGTGGGCAGGTAAGGACCGTAGTCAACCAATCATGTGGGAAACTGGTGGTCCTGGTGGAGGAGCAAAGGAATTGTGCTGGTTTGATTTAGATGAACTCTCACTGACTCATTACCTGAAGTCTTCTGAACTTGAGATTCGTGACCGTTTGCACCAGATGGAGCACCTGGACAAGATTCTTGAGAAGCTTCTGGAACAGAATGGTGGCAAACCAGTCAGTAGAGAGCAGTTCCTTGAGTCTGATGGTGCTTATTGGGAACGTCGTTTTGCTGATCAGGCAATGGACGAAATGGTTGCTGCACAGACTGGTATCTCTATCGGTAACCTTCACAGTATGCGTCGTGCTTCTGCACCTTCGATTGTTGATCCAAGGAACACCCTCCCAGAAGGTTACATGCCTCTCAATAAGATCCTCGAAAGTCCTCAAGGTAAGATGGACTTCCTTAATGATCTTCAGAAGAAAGTTCTCACTGGTATTCAGGAAGTTACCGGAGAAAATCTTGGTATGATTACAGGTTCTCCACAAGAGGAGCAAAAGAAACTGCAGGGTTGATCAATGAATCAAAAGATTATTATTGCCGATGACTTTTATGATAATGCACACAAGTATTATAAAGGTATTATCGAAGGTGAACCAATTTTTACTGACGAAGCACCTCAGAAGATTTCACACCTTCTGAGTCGTCAGATAAAGGTAGAAAATTTATTCGATGAACATTTAACTGAAGATAGTCCAAATCCAATCACTGCCAATGTTGCCTGTGATTGGATTGCAGTCATCTATTTAACAATGCCTGGTGACTGCGTATCAAAAAAAGGTATGAGTTTTTATAGTCATCTAAAGACTGGATTTGATTCATTCCCTAATGAGTATGCTCGTCAGTTGCATGGTTTACATACACATGAAGATATGCAAGAAACCTTCAATGTTGATATTGAGGAAGATTGGAAAAAATATTCAGATGTGTATGTAAAATATAATCGTATTGTATTATTCAGTGCAGATTTGTGGCATTCATATGGAAATGGTTTTGGTGACCAAATAAATAATTCAATGATATATCAGAAGTTGTTAATAACTAATGTTTAAATTTTAATATGAGACAGAATATTATTGTTGTCGATGATTTTTATGATAACCCAGAAGAGGTTAGGAATTGTGCACTGAACGCAGAGTTTCCTGATCCTGGTGAAGATTATACATATCCCGGAAGAAACTCAGAAGATTTTTATTATTCTGAAGAAATTCATAGAAAGTTTGAAAATCTTGTTAGGCATCCACTAATACCTGCTCCTAAGAATGGATATTTTCGTATTTCATTAGAGAAGGATTCTTATAAACAGGACGTTCATGTGGACCCATCATGGGAATGGGGTGCCGTGATTTACATATCCGATCCAAAAGATTGTGTGGATGAGGGTGGAACATCATTCTGGAGACACAATACTTTAAAGATAGAAAATATTCCCAAGACTGACTTTGAGGCACAGCATCACGGATGGCCAACGTATAGAGAATGTTGGTGGAGCACTGTGTATGGTGATGGTCTGGATAGAGATAAATGGACACGATACTTTTTGTGTCCGATGAAGTATAATCGATTGGTATTATTCAGAACTCATTTGTGGCATTCGCATAATTATAATTTTGGTGATACACTAGAAAATGGTCGTATGGTTCAATTGTTCTTTTTTAATCCTATAGAAGAGTGGTGAATGAAAACATATCATTTTATGGCAGGTCTTCCACGATCCGGAAGCACCTTATTGAAAAGTTTGATTGACCAGAATCCAAACATTCATACAGAACCTGTGAGTTCTGTAATGGAACTGATGTATCATACGGAGCAATACTTTAAGCAATCGGAACAATACTTAGGATATCCAAAACCACAGAATGCTCATAAGATCATCAGTAGTTTTATAGAGAATCAATATTATGAGAGAGAAGAAGAAATAATTATTGATCACTGTCGTGCATGGCCAAATAATATTGAACGATTGAAGACTTATATTACTCCCAATCCCAAGATCATTTGCCCAGTTCGTGATGTCGTGGAGGTATTAACTTCTTTCATCACAATGATCCATCGTAATTCTGATGAACTTAATTTTGTTGATAAGGCACTGATGGATGGTGGATTTACTGTGGATGATGATAATCGTTGTCAGTATCTTATGGGTGATGATGGTATTGTAGAGCAGGCACTATGGGCACAATCACAGGCATTCATTCGTCATGATGATAAGTATTTGTTGATGGTTGAGTATGATGATTTAGTCAATACTCCCGAAGAAACGATGAGAAGAATCTATGATTTCTTAGAGGTTGATTACTATCATCATGATTTTAATAATGTGCAGAACAATCACAGAGAAAGTGAAGACCAGTGGAACTTGAAAGATATGCACTATGTTCGTAACAAAGTCAAGAAGACATCAAAGAAACCTGAAGAAGTGTTGTCTTCTTTCATTCTAAATAAGTATAAGAAACTGGAATACTGGAAGTATCCAGACAGCCCTTACTTGATAGAAAATGGCAAGTTATAGAAATAAAAGAGGAATATTTGGATTACGTGATGTATCTAAGAGACAACGTTTTGATGCTTGGACTGTAAAAAATGAGGTGTGGTTACCTCCGAGTTCTTTTAGGGTTACACATCCTTTTGGATACTTTGGTGGTGGTGCGCCTAATAAATCAACAGTAGATCGTATTAATTATGATAATGATACTGCAACGGCAGTAGAAAAAGGACCATTTTCTCAAGGTAGAAGACTTCTAGCAGCAACAGGAAATTCTAACTTCGGTTACTTTGGTGGAGGTCGTACTCCTAGTTCAACATCAAAAGTAGACCGTATTGATTATTCTAACGATACTGTAGACGCATTACCTAAAGGTTTCTTAAGTGGTAACCGACGATCACATGCAGCAACAGGTAATCAGGACTTTGGTTATTTTGGTGGTGGTACACCTGGAACATCAACAATAGATCGTGTAGATTACTCTAATGACACTGTAACTGCATCACCAAAAGGACCATTGCATGAGAATAGAGGTGGATTGGGAGCAACAGGTAATGCTTCTTTTGGATACTTTGGTGGTGGTTCTCCTGGAAAAACAACAGTAGATCGTGTTGATTACTCTAATGATACTGTAACGGCATCGGTAGTGGGATCATTGACTCAGGGTCGTTTTAATGTTTCGGCAATGGGTAATCAAGATTTTGGATACTTTGGTGGTGGTGATCCTGGTCCAGTATCAACAGTAGATCGTATTGATTATTCCAATGACACTGCAACAGCAACAGCAGTAGGTCCATTGAGTGCTACTAAGTATGGTGGTGGAACAACAGGCAATTCTTCTTTTGGTTATTATGGTGGTGGTGAAGGTCCAGTAGTATCAACAGTAGATCGTATTGATTATAATAATGATACTGCTACGGCATCACCCAAAGGATCATTAAGTGTTGCCAGAGGTCGTTTAGTAGCAACAAGTGCTCAGGAAAATGCACTTCCACAAACATCGGTATTTCCATCAGTAGCACCAAGACCGGTATTTCCACAAGGAACTGACTTTGGTTACATGATAGGTGGTGAAGTTTCTGGTAGTAGTAAGTCAAAAATTGAAAGAATAGACTATTCTAATGATACTGCTCAAGCATCACCAAAAGGACCATTGAGTGGAAATAGAAAAGATCAAGGAGCTACATCAAGTGCTTCTTTTGGATATGTAACTGGTGGTCCTGCAGTAGTAGACCGTATTAATTATGATAATGATACAGTAGCAACAGCACCTAGAGGTCCATTAAGTGCTGCTAAGTATCGTTTATCCGCAGTAGGAAATGTAGATTTTGGTTATTTTGGTGGTGGTCAACCAACAAATTCAACTGTAGAACGTTTGGATTATTCTAATGATACTGCAACAGCAGTAGCAAAAGGACCATTGAGTGTTGCTAGACAACAACTTGCAGCAACGGGTAATCAGGACTTTGGTTATTTTGGTGGTGGATTTCCACCCACCACATCAGTAATAGACCGTATCGATTATTCCAATGATACTGTAATGGCATCACCCAAAGGACAATTAACTTCTACTAAAAGGCAACTAAGTGCAACGGGTAATGCTGACTTTGGATATTTTACTATGGGTGGAGGTGACCCAGTTAATAGAGTTGATTATTCTAATGATACTGCAACGGCATTGGAAAAGGGAGATGTTACTAATGGACAGGATTCTGGATCGGCAAGTAGTACAACTCATGGATATTTTGGTGGTGGTGCTCCTGGTGGATTATCATCAGTAGGTAGACTTGATTATTCTAATGACACCGCAAATTCCGTAGCAAAAGGACCATTGACTGCTGGCACAAGATATCTTTGTGGAACTAGTTCTAGAGAAAATGCCAATCCAGCCATAGGACTTGGTATTTTAGAACTGGCAAAAGCATTTGCACCTTTCAGTATTCTTCCTCCTCCGGCACCAGGATTTGATACTGGATACTTTGGTGGTGGTAATTTCACTCCTGGTTTTACAACTGTATCAACAGTAGATCGTATTGATTATGGTAATGATACTGCGACAGCAACACCAAAAGGACCATTAACTGCTGTTACTGCTTACCATTCAGCTACTGGAAATGCTTCTGGTGGATATTATGCTGCTGGTCAAGCTCCTTCTAATAGTTCCAAAGTAGATCGTGTTGATTATTCCAATGACACAACAGCAGCAGCACCTAAAGGACCATTAAGTGCTATTAAATTTAGTCTTGCAGCAACGGGTAATCAATCATTTGGTTACTTTGCTGGTGGACTACAGGCTAATACCGGTCCATATTTCTCGACAATAGATCGTATTGACTACTCTAATGATACTGCCGCAACATCACCAAAAGGACCACTAAGTTCCGCTAGAGATTCTCATGCAGCAGCAGGTAATCAATCATTTGGTTACTTTACTGCTGGTGATGTAGAACAACCTACTGTATCATCAACAGATCGTCTAGATTATTCTAATGATACTGCAACGGCATCACCAAAAGGTCCATTGAGTGAAAATGATAACAGCAATCATGCAGCAACAGGTAATGCTGACTTTGGTTATCATTGTACTGGATCATGGCCTGGTAGTGGATCGACGGTGAATCGTATTGATTATTCTAATGATACTGCAACGGCATCACCAAAAGGTCCATTGAGTATTGGTAGATTTGGAATAGCAGCAACAGGAGATCAATCATTCGGTTACTTTGCTGGAGGAAAAGCAGGAACTATTGGTGCTAACGGAACTACAACAGTTGATCGTATTGATTATTCTAATGATACTCCAACAACACCAACAAAAGGACCGTTGAGTATTGCTAGAAGGCAGTTGCGAGCATCAAGTTCCAGAGCAAATGCCATTCCAACCACTATAGATTTTGCTCCTACATCATCAGTAGGAACTGACTTTGGTTACGTTGGTGGTGGTGATGCTGGATCAGGACCAAAATTATCATCAATAGATCGTATTGATTATTCTAATGATACTGCCACGGCATCACCAAAGGGACAATTAAATGCTGGTAGATATTCTTTAGCAGCAACAGGTAATGCTTCATTTGGTTACTTTGGTGGTGGATTTGATCCTGGAGCATCAACGATAGAACGTATTGATTACTCCAATGATACTGCAGACGCAGCAACAAAAGGACAATTAAGCACTCCTGGTGTTCCTATACAGGGTGTAGCGGCAACAGGTAATCAATCATTTGGTTACTTTGCTGGTGGTGGAGTTCCGACAAAATCAACAGTAGACCGTATTGATTATTCTAATGATACTGCTACGGCATCACCTAAGGGACAATTGACTAGTTCCAGAGGTCGTTTGGCAGGAACAGGTAATCAATCATTTGGATATTTTGGTGGTGGTTTTCCTGGTCCATTATCAAGAGTAGATCGTATTGATTATTCTAATGATACTGAAACTGCATCACCTAAGGGACCATTGAGTATTGCTAGATATTTCTTAGCAGCAACAGGTAATGCTTCATTTGGTTACTTTGGTGGTGGGGAAAATGGAAGTCAATACTCAAGAGTAGATCGTATTGATTATTCAAGTGATACTGTAGACGCATCACCTAAAGGACCATTGAATCATTCCAAAAAAAGAATGGGAGCAACAGGAAATACTTCTTTCGGATACTTTGCTGGTGGTCATCCTGGTCCTGTAGATACAGTAGTTCGTGTTGATTATTCTAATGACACCGCAACAGCATCACCTAAAGGTCCATTGAGTGCTGCGAGAGATTATGGTGCAGCAACAAGTTCCAGAGCATATGCCAATCCAACTGAGATTTCTAACCTTACACATTATGCAGCAGGAACTCCTGCGACTTCTCACTTCGGATATATAGCGAATCATGCGCCATCACCTACATTAGAACGTTACGATTATTCTAATGATACTACAGATCCAGTTGTAAAAGGAACCCTTTCACCAGGGCAACCATACCATTTTTCCTCGACAGGTAATGCTTCTTTTGGTTACTTTGGTGGTGGTTATGGTCCTTTGTCTATTGTGACTCGTTTAAATTATCTTAATGATACTGGTACACCATCACCAAAAGGAAATTTGGCTGTTTCTGTTGAGCTTCAAGCTGGATATGGTAATCAAAACTTTGGATATTATGCTGGTGGTAGCACTCCTTCTAGAATATCGACAATACAACGTATTGATTATTCCAATGATGGTGCAACGGCATCACCAAAAGGTCCATTGAATTCCACCAGATCGGAGATACTAAATGCAGGATTTGGAACTCAAGATTTTGGTTATACGGCTGGTGGCCTTGGTAATGGCAGTAACGCAAGTATAACCCGTTTAGATTACTCCAATGATACTGCAACGGCACTGACAAGAGGAAATACTTCAGGTAAATGGAATAAGGCAGCAACGGGAAATGCTAATTTTGGATATATTGCTAGTGGTTATACTTGGACTTCAAACGTAGAACGTCTTGATTATGCCAATGACACTAACAATACTACAGTGAGATGTTTTCTTAATGATGAGGTTAGTCTGTCAACTGGATTTGGAGATCTTGATTTTGGATACTTTGCTGGTGGTCATCGTCCTAGTGGTGGTCCTAGAACATCAATAGACCGTATTGATTATGCGAATGATACTGCAAATGCAGTAATAAGGGCAAACAAAGGTGTTGATAATCATGGTAATGCTTCAATCGGTGCCAGGTCTTTTGGATTTACCGCAATACTTGGTCCATCAGTCGTTTCTAATGCTGCTGCAGTCGCAGGATCATTTAATCCAACTGAATTTGGTTACTTTGTTCATGGTGCTTCTCCATACCCACATACTGTAACAGTAGACCGTATTGATTACACTAACGATACTGTAGACGCATCACCCAAAGGATCACTGGCATCTGGTGTTCGTGCAGATCAATCAGGTTCAGTAGGTAATTCTTTCTTTGGTTATGTTGTTGGTGGATATCGAAATACAGAATCACGCATATCACGCATACAATACATTAATGATACTGCAACAGCAGTAGTCAGTGGATTCATATCTGCTGCTAGAAATGACGTATATCCTGTCGGTAATAAGAATTTTGGATATTTTGCTGGTGGTAATAGCAGCAGTAATTACTTATCTAGAGTTTCAACAGTAGACCGTGTTGATTACTCCAATGACACTGGAACAACACCAACAAAAGGTCCATTAAGTGCCGCAAAATATAGAGGTGGAGCAGCAGGTAATCAAAACTTTGGTTATATTTGTGGTGGAATAACTGACGGATCTGCTAAGTCAACAGTAGATCGTATTGATTATTCCAATGACACTGCAGACGCATCACCAAAAGGTGATTTGAGTATTGCCAGAATTTCAAACGCGGCAACGGGTAATGCTAACTTTGGATATGTTGGTGGAGGTGCTAGTGGATATAGTGGTCCACACCATTCATCAATAGATCGTATTGATTATTCCAATGACACTGCAACGGCATCACCAAAAGGACCACTTTCTAGAGATAAGTTCAGACACGGAGCAACAGGTAGCAATTCTTTTGGTTACTTTGCCGGTGGTCAACCTGGTAATGGAACACTTCGATCAGAAATAGATCGTATTAATTACTCTAATGACACTGTAACTGCAACACCTAAAGGTCCACTTACAAGTGCCAAAGATCTTCTTTCAGGAGTCTCTGCTGCAGAAAATGCACTTCCACAATAATATGTTATAATAAACAAAACACTGACGATATGATTGATAATCCACTGACTAATATTTTGATTCGACCTAATGTAATTTCTCCCGAAGGTGTTCGGGAGCTGGTTGATCATATTAAAAGATCACCTTCTGAGGATCTTTCTGTATTTGATGCAGAAAAAACAAATAGAACAGGAGAGACTTCATGGCAGGTTGATAAGAAGACAAGAGATACTCAGATTGTTCCCATGGGACCATTGTTCCCCAAGATCGAAGGACTTCTTCGTCATGCCGTAAAGGAAATAATTAATCCTTTTTATGGTGTTCAGATTAATACTAGTGAAATGCCTCAAGTTTTATCTTATGGTGTTGGTGGACACTATAAACCTCACATTGATGGAGAGAGTATCTGGGTCACACCAAAGGGAGAACATATCTGGAAGAAATCTACAGATAGGGATATCTCAATGGTGTTCTATCTGAATGATGATTTTGAAGGTGGTGATTTTATTTTCCCAGAACATCACATCCGTGTAAGACCTGAACCTGGTATGATGGTTTGTTTTCCATCCAGTCATCACTATATGCATGGAGTAGAACCAGTGACAAGAGGTAAAAGATATAGTATTGTGTGTTGGGCTACAGTTAAAGGTGTGCCAAGTCTAGAAGACATAAATCTTCAGTTATCACAACAGTATGGAGTTCCTGTAGTTTAAATTATGGCAAACATTTTGGGGTTGAACTTTGGGCACGATGGATCCGTGTGCCTTGTTAGGGATGGCAAATTGGAGTTTGCCATTGGGACAGAAAGAATCTCAAAGGTCAAAAAGCAACAGGGATTTACTGATGAGATTATTAATTACGTTTTGGATTCTTGTGGTCTGACACTTGATGATATTGATTGTGTTGCCACGAATGATTTTAGGCAAGAACTTTTTGGTAATGATTATTTTGTAGATAACTTTGTCATTCAGGGTAAAGAACTTAAGTGTTATATCATCCCTCATCACCTGGCACATTGTGCATCAGTTTTTTATACCAGTCCATTTCATGAGGCACATTGTTTCAGTATGGATTGTAGTATGGGAAAAATTCCTGCAAACTCTCTGGTGGCATATGGCAAAGGTAAAAATCTTACGGCAATGTATTGTCCTGGAGAAATGGTCGGAGTATTGTATGGTGAAGTAACTGAGAAGTTGGGACTTGGACCTGCACTTCATAAGGCAGGAACAACGATGGGGTTATCATCTTATGGAACACCCTTTGATTTTGATTATCAATCTTATACTGATGATATCAAACATAAGATGGATGTAGCGGCATCTGTTCAGAATCTATTTGAAAATAAAGTTTTGAATGTTCTAAATGACATTGATCAGCAGTCTGATAATCTTTGTCTCTCCGGAGGATCATTTTTAAACTGTAATGCCAACTCAGAGGTTGTAAGAAAATCTAAATTTAAACACTTTCATCACTTTCCTGCTTGTGGTGATGATGGAACATCAGTTGGTTCTGCACTTTATGTTGCACATCACATTCTTGGTGAGGCAAGATATAACTATGATGTGAAAGACCTGTGTTATACCGGAAGAGATTATCAAGGTCAGACACCAGACTATGATCACATAGCAAAGCAACTTGCCGATGGTAAGATCATTGGATTTTTTCAGGGTAGATCTGAGTTTGGTCCAAGAGCACTAGGAAATCGTTCGATCCTTGCCGACCCAAGAAACTTTCACAACCGTGAACTAATCAATCATGTTGTAAAGAATAGGGAGTGGTTCCGTCCCTTTGCTCCTGTCACATTAGAAGAGTGTTATCAAGACTGGTTTGATTTTCCCATTCCCAGTCCTTATATGCTTTATACTGCACAGGTCAAGCAACCAGAAAAGATTCCTGCCGTGACTCATGTTGATGGTTCTGCTAGATTTCAAACAGTCACAGAAGAATCTAATAAACATTACTACGAGATTATCAAGGCTTTTGGTAAACTAACTGGTGTTCCTGTTCTACTCAATACAAGTTTGAATGGAAATGGACAACCTATTTTAGAGACAGAGGAAGATGCACGAGAGTTTTACAAGAATTCTAAACTTGATATGATGGTTGTTAATGGTATAAATATTTGAAAACTATTTCAAGAAAATGACAAAATATTTAAAACATTATTGGAAGAAGAATGGTAACTGGTTGACCACTGCCAACGAAATAGAGCAGCATCACCCAGAAGCAGACTATGCTGGTCTTGGAGTGAAGGTTTGGATGCACGATTCTGATGGTGTTGATGTCTGTCTTTCCGAAGTTCCTGATACCACTGCAATTTCTACAATTACCGTGGGATCTAAGAATGCTGTCATTGAACTGACCGAAACTCAGTTCAATTCTGTCAAGACACCTCTTGATGAAGCAGAAACTCTCAGTATGGAAGCAGATAATCTTAGGACAGAAGGATTAGTTGCACAAAGTGAAGGTGATACTGATACCGCAACCGCCAAAAATGCTGCTGCAGATACAAAAGATACTGAAGCAGCAGCAAAGAGAACCGAAGCACAAAATGCACTCAACGCACTTTGAGTGCTTATAAATATTTGAAGACTGTCGAGACTTAAGAATAAAAAATGGCAATTGTTATAGGTGCTAAATCTAAACTAGGCAGTGGTGGTACTCGTTCCACTGCTGGTATATACGTTGTTCATGAGTTTGATTCTTCAGGAACCTTCACACCAGGTTCTACTGGTAAAGTTGATATTGTTGCTATTGGTGGTGGAGGATCTAGGGGTCCTCAAGGACCACCATCTTGGGGAACCGGTGGTGGAGCTGGTGGAGTAATTCTTAGAAAATTTCTTAATGTAACTGCAGGAACAGCATACACAATGACTGTTGCTGGAGTTAATGGACTGACCACTGCATTTTATGATGGTGGTGCTGTTACTGCACACAACGGAGCACAAGGTAGTGCTGGTACGTCAAGTGGAAATCCTGGTGGTATATCTACTGCTGCATCAGGTTCTGGTGGTGGAGGATGGAATGTTAGTGCCGGAGGAACCGGTGCAAATATTGTAGGACAAGGAATGCCTGGTTTTGCAAGTCCTCCTTCAGCTGGTGCAAGTTCTAGTACTGGAGGTGGTGGTGGTGCTCAATCCGGTGGTCCGGTCAACACTTTCCAAATGGCAGGAGGAGATGGAGTGAATATTGGATACTTTACCGGAAATCCTGCACATATAGTTTCTATCGGTGGTCCTGGATATAATAACCAAACTCCTGAAGGGACACCAAATCCTAGAGCTGCAGAACTTTATGGAAATGGTGGAGGAGTTGTCGGACAAAGCAATAGTGAAGGGACGACTCCAGCTCAACCAGGTGCAATTTTTATTAGATACATTTAATAAATAGAAAAAAATAATCAAGAGTATAGAATATATGGCATTTGATTACGCACAAATTAATGAAGATCGTGTTGTCGTTTCAATTATTTCTGCAGATCCCTCCTTTATTGCAGAAAAAACTGCTGCAGGAGAAACTTATATTCAAGTAACTAATCCAGGAAATCATCCTCTAATTGGATCAACCCATAGTTTATCTCTAGAGATGTTTGTTCCTCCTCGTCCTACTGATGAATCTGGTTGGAATTATGAAATTATAGAAACGGTAACAGATGAGGATGGAAATACTACAAATACTTGGGCTTGGATATTCACTCCTTCAAATCCTGTAAATACTAAAACCGAGGGTTCAGTTTATGTTGCTCAGTATAATGCATATATTGTCCCCCCAGAAAATGATTCAATGGTCTTTAATGAAGAAGAATTGAGGTGGGAACTTCCTTCCTGATTGACTATAATTGATTGATCATATATAATTTACTATAACGTTGTTATGTTTTATGGCTAATAATGCATTATGGTATAAGACACTTATGCCAAAAAAATTGATTGATATTGTAAGAGAAGATATCGATGATGCAACAAAAGATTTAAAAGAAGCTAAAGTCTTTTCAGGTGTTCAACATTCTATAAGAGATAGTAGAGTTGATTGGCTTCCCTCCTATCATTGGATTGTTGGACTTTGCTATCATTATGTTCTTCGGGCAAATAGAGATAATTTTTTATACGACATTTCTGGATTTGATCAGGAGTCTATGCAATATACCTCATACAATGAGGGAGAATATTACAATTGGCATGTAGATGCCGGTTTAAATTGTTTTCGTAACCCAGGTGAAAATAAGCAAGAAAATTTTGTATTTGAAAAATCTGAAGAGGTTAGAAAGTTATCTGTTATTGTTCAACTCTCCGATCCTGATGAATACGAGGGAGGTGAAGTTCAATTGATGAGTGATAACGATTCCAGTTTCTTTCTTCCTAAAACAAGAGGAACTGTTATTGTTTTTGATAGTAGAACAAAACATCGTGTTAAGAAAGTCATTTCTGGACATCGACAATCTTTAGTTGGTTGGGTGGTAGGTCCTCGATGGAAATGAAGAATAAATTAAATTGGTCTGTAATTGAGATGCCACAACTGATTGATGCATCTCAACTTTATGAAGAACCTCCATGGGAAAGAGGTAGATTTGTTTATAAAGGACGTGGAGAAGTTTCAGTAGATAGAATAGAAGACCAGGTATCTGGTAGTCTTGCTAGATATAATCATCCCAAATTTAAGGAAGCACATTATGAAATCATGCAATTCATTGAAGACTATATTGGTGAAAGATTATATCCCACATATTATTATGATAGATTTTATTTCAAGGGTCAAAAATTAGAAATACATTCTGATAGAGGTGCTTGTGAAGTTAGTATAAGTATTAACATAAGTCACAATCTAGATTATGATTGGCCAATAATGTTCCAAAAACCAGATGGGAGTTTCATCTCTTGTATTACAAAACCAGGAGATGGAGTTCTTTATTCTGGAATTGATATTCCTCATTGGAGAGATCCAATGAAAGGAAATAAAAAAAGTTACTATCATCAAATATTTTTTCATTATGTAAGAAGAAATGGTCATTTTGTAGAACACGCATACGATAACGGAGGTTGATTATGATTACTGATATTACTAAATTTGAAATTATATCAAATAGATATGTTACCATTCATGCCATCAAAGAAGTGGATGGAGGGGTGAATATGTATGAGACTAAATTTGAATGTGGATCTAAGGAAGAAGATAAACACAAATTTGAGGTATTAGCAAATCTCCAATATAATCAAGAAACATTTGATTATATTAATAGTTTAGATGTAGAGTGGTCTTTACTTGAAGAAGACTGATGAGAATTGCAATTGTTGGGAAGGGCACTAGTGCTATTATTAGTGCTCTTGTTTGTATTAAGCATGGGTATGAAGTTGATATTTTCTTTGATCCAAACAAACCACCTATCAATGTAGGGGAATCTACCACCCCAAACATAGGTGGTTTATTGAACGAAGTTTTGGATATTTGTATTGGTGAAATGATTGATGCTGGAATTGTTTCTTTTAAAAACGGAATTAAATTTATAAACTGGGGAAAGTCTCAGAGTTTTAAACATCACTTTTCAAATAACTTAGATGCTTTTCATTTTGAGAGTGAAAAATTTAATAACTTCGTGCATCAAAAATTGGAGCAGTTTGGAGTAAAGTATCATCCAATAAAGATTTCTAGATATGAAATTAAAAATGATAAAGTTTTTATTGGTGATGAACAATATGACTTTCTAATTTCTTGTGCTGGTTGGTATGATAAAGAGGAGTATGTCAAACCAATTTTTGAAACCGTTAACAGTGCTATTCTTTACACCGAAGATAGTATGGATGATTTTTCGTATACATTGCACAGAGCAACTGAACATGGTTGGCAATTTGGACTACCATTTCCTGATAGGAATTTAACGAAGTGTGGGTATCTTTTTAATAAAAAATACAATACAAAGGATGAAATAGAAGATCATCTTGAGAAGAAAAATTGTAGAAATTTTTCTTGGACACCCAGATATGCAAAGAAATTATTGATAAGTAAATATGAGGCTAGTAATGGTAATAGATTAATGTTCTTAGAACCTTTACAAGCATTATCACTTTACTATTATGAACTCTTTGCCACATATATTTGCAATTTCCTTCAAAATAGATCATTAACATCTTTTGAATCTATCAATCACACATACTATCAAGAGATGTTTCATTATCAAATATCATTAGCATTTCACTATTCATATGGATCCAAATTTCAGAGTGATTTTTGGGTAGATGTTAATGAAAGAGCAAAATCAATCATGAATTTGAATTATAAATTCTCCGAAGAATCATTGTTAAGTTTATACAATTATAATAAAAAACATAAAAGCAAAGAGTTTATGGTTGGAATTTTTGATTATAAAGATTATGAAGCAATTCATTCTGGAATGTTGAATATTAATTCGGATGAAATGTTAAATGTAAATATAATTGGATTTTGATTATGGAAATTTTGAATTTATTTTCAACTCCTGTTTATAAGAACAACTTAACTGGTAAAGATTTCAGTGTAGTTCAAGAAGAAATTTTAAAGTCTCTGGAAGAAATAAACTTTGTAGATACAAATAAACTTAATTCGGAATTATTTGATCCTCTCAATACTAAAGTTAGTTCAAATATTGAAGATTCTAATTTTTTGTATGAGTATAATTGTACAAATATGATTCAATTCATATCAGATAGTGTTGTAAGTTACTTAAAGGATATTGGATTGAGGGGTGAGGTTAAGTTTGAAATTTTAAATTCATGGATTACTTGTATTGATAATAAACATCATATTCAAACACATCATCATGAAGGTGTAGGAATCTCTGGAATATATTATTACAAGACTAATGGAGAGGATGGAAATCTTTTTCTTTCTTCACCCACAAAGTATATGCAAATATCAAATATTTTTAAAAGGTGTAATCCTAATCAGTCATTTGAAATTATTCCAGAAAATGGTATGATTGTATTATTTCCTAGTTGGATAGATCACGGAGTTAGAAGTAACATGACTGACGATGATAGAATAAGCATTGCATTCAACATAAATTTTAGGTGAGACATGGATTGGATTGACTATTGGCAGAGAAATGATATTGAATGTTTGCCATGGGAAACTTATGTCCCAGAAAAAAACTTGGTGGAATTTTTTTCTCAAATTGATACTACAAGAGTAAAGACTGCGATTGATATTGGTTGTGGACTTGGAACTAATTCTTTATGGTTATCGTCTTTGGGTATTGAAGTTGATGGTATTGATATTTCTGAGGTAGCAATTGATGCGGCAAAAAATAGAAAAGATTCGGAAGTTAATTTTAAAACCTTGAATTTTCTTGATGATGCTTCATTGAAAGAAAACTATTATGATTTTGTTTTTGATAGGGGATGTATTCATGGTATGATTGCTGAGGACATAAAAAAATTTTCAGCAAAAGTTAGTAAAATTATATCCAATAATGGATTGTGGATGAGTATTATTGGATCATGTGAAGGTCCAGAAGTTTATAATGGACCTCCAAGAAGAACCTGCTCAGAAATGATTGGTTTAATTGAACCTCATATGAAAATTGTAAACGTCTTTTTGAGTAAAATGATAATATCAAATAATGTTGAAGTGGATGTTTGGATTTTGTTGACTAAGAAGAGGTTACATGAATAAAGAAATATTATCTGGTTCTTTTCTTGCACATGACTCTGGAATGAGTGTGATAAAAAATGGTGAACTAACTAAAACAATTATTTTTGAACGACTCACCAGAGAAAAACATGACGGTGGTTTCTTGATTGATTCATTTTTGTCTGAGTTAAGTAAAACTGAATTGGAGTCAGTATCCTTTAGTCAATTTTTGAAGTATGATAGTGATGATCACATACATGCAATAAAAAAAGAGGTCAAAGATGTATTAGATAGAGAAGTAAATTTGGATATTCAATATTATGATCATCATTTATGTCATGCATATTGTGGATACTATACATCTAAATTTGATGATGCTTTGTGTATAGTAATGGATGGAAATGGTTCAGCATTCAAAGATAAAATGATTACAGAAATAGAATCTGTTTATACTTTTAGAAACCATAAATTTGACAAAGTCATTTCTAAAAAATATATCTCTGTTGATAATTTTAAAAAAATATATCACAAAATCAATAATTTAAAAATTGATTGGAGTCGTGTAAATGTGGAGGATATTATAAAGATCCTTGACGAAGATATTAGTATGGGACAAGCATATGAAGATCTTTGTATTCTAATGGGAATGAGTGGACATGATGCTGGTAAATTGATGGGATTATCTCAGTACAAAAATCACAAATCAAAACTACCAGAAGGATATAATAGTTTAGAATGGATCAATAAAGTTGACGCATCATACATTGTTCAAAAAAAGTTGGAAGATAGAGTATTCAATATAGTTGAAGAACATATTGACAAAACTGGAATCAAAGATGTTATATTAACTGGTGGAATATTTTTAAACTGTGTTTCGAACTATAACCTGGTAAAAAAATTTCCTGATTTGAATATCCATGTAGACCCAATGTGTTCTGATAATGGAATATCAATTGGTAATGCATTAATCTCATATACAAAAAAATATGGAGAGAGTCCAACCAGAATTGAAGGATCTTATCATGGTTCTTCTGAACCATTAAACGAAATTAAAAGTTTCGGTTGTTCTTATAAGACAAACATTACATACTCTGATGTTGTTGATCTTCTAATAAATGGTGAGATCGTTGCTTTATATCAAGGAAAATCTGAAGTAGGTCAGAGATCACTGGGGAATAGATCACTGCTATTTGATCCCAGAGTTTCTAACGGAAAAACAATTGTCAATAAAATAAAAAGAAGAGAAAATTATAGACCATTTGCCGCAAGTATTCTCTTAGAATATAGTCATGATTGGTTTGATCTGAAAACTTTAAATGAAAGTCCAACAATGTCATACGCATTGGAAGCTAAACAAAAATCTTTGGAGCAAGTTCCATCTGTTATCCACGTTGATGGAACTAGTAGAATACAAACGGTCACGGAGAAACAAAATTATCATTTCTATAATCTGATACATGAGTTCTATAAAAAAACAAATGTTCCAATGCTGTTAAATACCTCTTTCAATTTAGCAGGAGAACCATTGGTTGAAACTATTCAGGACGCAGTAAATGTTATGCACAGAAGTGATTTAAAATATGTTTATCTCCCAGAAATAAATTTGCTGTTATTTAAGTAGTATGATAATCATAGATAATTATTTCAATAATATAGACCTTGTTAGGGCTTGTGGTTTGGATGCAGAATATTATCCACCAAATGAGAATGAACATTTTGGTGGATATAGATCTCCTAGAATCACAGAAGATACTAATATTGGTAAAATGTTAAATGATAAGATTGTTAAAACCTTGGAGGATAGGACGGGCAAATTTGTATCCGACATAAAGATATATTTTCATTGCTCTCCTCACTTTGTTATGAATAACATTGACAATTTTCATGAAATAAAGTATCATAGAGATGAATCTGATTATGCCGGTCTAGTTTACATTACCCCTAATCCACCACAAAATACTGGAACTTGTATTGAGGGTGAAGGATGCATAGAAAACGTATATAATCGATTCATTGCTTATGAGTCAAATCTAAAACATGGACCGGATAATTTGTTTGGATTTGAACTTTTCACTTCTAGGATGACAGTTACATTCTTTGCAGAACTCTCATCAGCATAAAACTATATACTTAAAATATTGAATCTTATGAATTTTATTGTCTACTCAAAAAATAATTGTCCCTATTGTTATAAGGTTAAACAAGTTTTAGAATTGACTGGCAGTGATTTTGAAACCCAAATCTTGGATAAAGACTTTACACGAGAAGAGTTCTATGCTAAGTTTGGTAAGGGTTCTACTTTTCCACAAGTTATTTGTAATGACAAAAAATTAGGAGGTTGCGTTGACACAATCAAATTCCTCAGGGAACAACAAGTCATCAAATCTTAACATAAATAAAAGTAACGACCACAAGAATCGTGGTGTTGATTTCTTACTTAATGGAGGCAAAAGAAAGCAAAAACAACCATTTCATATTATTTTTGAAAAGATGATTTGCTTTCTAAAAAGGGAAGTAAATATCTATTTTGAGTTTTCCATCAGTACAAGGAAAAGAAAAGTAGTCTCCCGGAGAAAGAAAAATGTTAGCAGCTAGTTTAGTATTTGGTTCATTCCTAACCGTTTTATTTCTTATCGTGGGACTAATAGGTGGTTGGACTGCCAGAGAATATATGATGAACTATCGGGAAGTGCCTAGACCACATCCAGAGATGTTTGATGAGCAAGGTAACTTAATACCTGATGAAGTAATCGCATTTAATTTTGAAAACTATCATGACTACGACAACGAAGAAGAAAACGACGAAGACTAAAGCAGCATCACTAGATCTCCCAAACAATCCATTTGTTTTTGAGATTCTGAATCTTGCATCCAAGCAAAGAAGTAAAGCAAAGAAAATTGAAGTGCTCAAAAAATTTGAGCATATCTCATTGAAAGTTATTTTTATTTGGAACTTTGATGAGAGCGTAATATCAGCACTTCCAGAGGGAGAAGTCCCTTATTCTGGATTTGAAGATCAGGCAAGTCATAGTGGAACTCTGACAACAAAAATTGATGAATCTGTTCGTAAAATGCACGAAACGGATTCATTCTCCATGGGTTCTAGTGATACTAATGGACATACTTCTATTCGTAGAGAGTATAAAAACTTCTATCACTTTACAAAGAATGGCAATCCAGGATTGAGTTCCGTTCGTCGTGAAACAATGTTCATTAATGTTCTTGAGGGACTTCATCCATTAGAAGCAGAAATTCTTTGCTTATGTAAAGACAAGAAATTGTCTGATAGATATAAAATTACAAAAGAGATTGTTGCAGAAGCATACCCTGATATTCAATGGGGAGGTCGTTCGTGAATCTTATGAAGATTTTATTTGAGAACTGTGATCCAGAGAGAGCAGAGGATCGTGAACTGCCTAACAATTCATTTTTAGTTGAATATAAAGTTGATGGTGGTGCTACTAGTTCGTATGATATTGCGGCAGCAGCAAAGCAATCTGAAATCTTTGATCATTACTATGATAAGTATAAGAAAGGTTTCGTGACCATGAATCAGACTGAGGGTAGGATGAATCCTAAATTGTATGGTGCAAAGGCACCCGAAACCAAAAAGCGGAAGTGATTTCAAAAATACCGGAAAAAAAATTCCCCAAAATTTTTGACCCCTAAGGTTTTTTAAACTGTATCGTATGTTACATATGTGCTTGACTATATACTAAAGAGGGTCTATAATAGACCTGTCGTTCATCCCACTCTGTGGGACGCAAGTAAGTCGCGGAACGGAGCGTTCATCCCATGTTTGATTTACTTCTTTACTCTGGTATGCTTTGTTCGGATGCTGATGTATTAATGCTCAAGATCCAAGCAAATAAATCAGAACTATCACCTAAAATTGTGGTAGAACTGGTAGAGACCGTAAAGGAATCTGTGCCCGAGTGTAATCATTACTGGGACGCAAACGACTGAAGGAACGGGGCTAAAAATCCCTAGTATTTCAGGAGTAAGACAAATGAACACCTTACAACTCATCAAGAAGCAGATCAACAAAGCATCTGCTCTTCACGATGCACAGATCACTCACACCGCATATCGTGGTGTTAAGTGTGAAGTTCACAAACCAGCAGAAGAGTCTCACGGCACTTTCTGCTATCGTGGTCGCACTTATGTAAAGTGATATGGAAGCACTACAAATTGCCGGGATCGTATCCCTAAGTTCTGTAGCATTTCTATCACTGATATACGGAGAGATTAAAGTTCTTTCCAAATAATCACAGAGGGGTTTCATCCCCTCTTTTTTTATGTTATAATGTGGTGAAACAGCACAGTATTATGGAGAAAGACCGACTAAAACTCATTGTCCGAAACCTTGAATTGCTTGTTGATTCACTGAAAGCAGAAGTGTATTCTGACGTGGATGCATATAAATCAAAAGATACTCCTTCCCGAGTATTGGATTATGACGAAGTATTTGAGGATGATGATGACTAGTAGAACTAAGGAACTTGTAAAGTTGCTTGAACGTTTAATCAAGCAAGATCATCTCTATGATGAAGAAAGAATTAAAGAGATGAAATCACAATTACGTGCAGTAAAACAGCAGATTGCTGATATTGAAAAGGAAAATTCTAAAGGATTTGGTAAATGAGTGTAAAACTGGTAAGTGTAACTCCCGATGCGGAGAAGATGATGGCATACGTTGCCCGTGTGTCAAACCCCAATAATCAGGAAAACCCCAACTATGCAAAACTGTTGGGTTATTGTATCAAGCACAATCACTGGTCTGTCTTTGAACAGAGTTTTATGACTCTGGAAATTGAGACTACGAGAGGTCTGGCAGCTCAAATACTGCGCCACCGTTCGTTCACATATCAAGAATTTTCACAACGGTATGCTGACAGTTCCATGTTGGCAGATCAAGTTCCTATGTTTGACCTGCGTCGTCAAGATACTAAAAATCGTCAGAATTCTATTGACGACATTGACCCGTTTGTGAAACAAGAGTTTGAAATCAAAATTCGTCGGCATTTTGATGAAGCAATGGTCTTGTATCAATCCATGCTTGACTCTGGAATTGCGAAAGAGTGTGCTCGATTTGTGCTTCCTTTGGCAACACCCACCAGACTTTATATGAGTGGTTCCTGTCGATCATGGATCCACTACATCACTCTGAGGTCTGCTAATGGCACTCAGAAAGAGCACATGGATATTGCAGAAGCATGTAAGAAGATCTTTGTGGAGCAATTCCCTACTTGTGCCGAAGCCCTTGAGTGGGTCTAAATATTTCATCTTGGATTTTTAACAATGGCAACGTATCCAGTAATACATAAAGAAACGGGTGAGCAGAAAGAAGTGAGCATGAGTGTCCATGATTGGAATAAATGGTTAGAAGACAATCCTGATTGGCATCGGGATTGGTCTGATCCATCTACTGCTCCGATGGCAACAGATGTTGGTGAGTGGAGAGACAAACTTGTCAACAAACATCCAGGATGGAATGAAGTCCTCGATAAAGCATCGAAAGCACCAAAAGCAACTGTTAAGAAGATTTAAGTATGGCAAGAAGAAAAAGAGCATCTGCAAAGGATGATCAACCGATTGGAGTTGGTCTGACTACGAAGCAGATGAAAAGAAAGAAACCACTAAGTTCTAATTACTTGGTGGATATTGATCCACTCAATAATAATCAAAAGAGATTATTCGATGCATATGCAGAACAAAAACACATAGTTGCATATGGATGTGCTGGCACAGGTAAGACGTTTATTACCCTCTATAATGCCATTAAGGATGTATTGAACGAATATACTCCTTACGAAAGAATCTACCTCGTGAGGTCTCTTGTAGCAACCAGAGAGATTGGTTTCTTACCTGGTTCTCATGAAGACAAGGCAGACATCTACCAGATTCCTTATAAGAATATGGTGAAGTATATGTTCCAGATGCCGTCTGATGCTGACTTTGAGATGTTGTATGGCAATCTCAAAGCACAGGAAACGATTAAGTTCTGGTCCACTTCTTTTCTTCGTGGAACTACATTAGATAATTCTATTATTATCGTTGATGAGTTTCAAAACCTCAACTTTCATGAACTTGACAGTATTATTACCCGTGTTGGTGAGAATACTAAAATCTGTTTTTGTGGTGATGCACGTCAATCAGATTTAAACAAATCAAATGAAAGAAATGGTATCGTAGACTTTATGAACGTCTTGCGTAAAATGAATTCATTTGATATAATCGAATTTGAGATTGATGATATTGTTCGTTCCGGTCTTGTCAAAGAATATCTCACTGCAAAAATGGAATCAGGTTTTTAATGTTTAATCATGTTGATATTAATCTCCCTCAACTTGAGAGGGAGACCATTGATGGGGTGAGATATTACTCTGTCCCCGATGAAGAAGAACTTCTCCGACTGGTCTCCATTACTTCGGTGACCAGTCATTTTAATAAGGAAATCTTTGTTAAATGGAGAAAGAAAGTTGGTAATGAAGAAGCAGATCGTATTACAAAACGTGCTACAAGTCGTGGTACGGACATGCACCTGCTGACTGAGCACTTTCTAAAGAACGAAGATCTTCCTAAGGTTCAACCCATTTCAGACTTCTTGTTTAAGATCTCTAAACATAAGTTAAAGAATATAAATAATATTCATGCCCTGGAAGGTTCCCTATATAGTAAACAGTTAGGGATTGCGGGCACTGTCGATTGTATTGCAGAATACGAGGGTGAGTTAGCAATAATTGACTTTAAGACATCAGCAAAACCAAAACCACGAGAGTGGATCGATCACTATTTTGTACAGTGCATGGCATATGGTTGTATGCTGTACGAACTGACAGGAATTTCTGTCAAAAAACTTGTAATTATCATGGCATGTGAAAATGGAGAATGCGTCGTCTATGAAGAGCGAGACAAATCAAAGTACATCAAACTTCTTACCGAATACATTAGAAAGTTTGTTAGAGATAAACTGGAACTCTATGGAACCAAATAAAGAACTAGAGCAGGCAATTCAAAGTAAATTTTTAACACCTTCTAAGTTTGCACTTGAAATTGAGAAGATTGTTGCCGAAGAAAAAATCAATTACATTGATGCAATCGTTCACTATTGCGAAGTGAACGAACTTGAGGTAGACTCAATTACCAAACTTGTATCCAAACCACTGAAAGAAAAACTGAAGTGGGATGCTACGAGACTTAATTTTATGAAACGAACTTCGAGAGCAAAATTGCCTTTATGAAAGTGACTCCATTTGATACCTACCAACATTATTTGTCACTCAAAAATCATTTTACAAATCCAAAATACGACTTCTTCAAGTATGGTGCGAAGACCCGTGCCAGTATGGCATCCTTCAATAAAAGGAAGGACAAATATTGGTTCGAAAAAACTTCACGCAAATACTCTGATGAAGAAGTCGTAGATTTTCTTGTATCCAATTTCACTGCCGCAGATAACCCACAAAACCTATGGATTGGAGAAATTATCAATTCTGGCGAAAGGACTTACGCCGATTGGAAAAAGAGAAAACAGAGTTCGACTTACTTGTTCAAAGAACAAAGCAACGAATTACTCTCGAACAACGAATTAGAGAGTCTATTCGATTGTTCGAAAGGACACCCAATCCTGTTAAAAAAATTTCTTGGTGGAAACGTAAGTCTTGAGACGATGGTCATCTATGATAGAATCTTCTCGTTTAGGAAAAAGTTTGATAAGAAACTGACCGATCCCGTGTGGGAAACCGTCAGTTTGAAAATTCAAAAGTACAATCCCTTCCTAAATATTGACGTATTCAAGTTTAAGAAAATTTTACGGGACCTTTTAGATGAGTGAGTTTTTCAAGTCTGATATCATTCAAGAAGAATTGAATGAAATTAATAGAATGCAAGAAAAAATCTATGGAAGTCTTTTGACTTTCGGTTCAATGTCCCGTGAAGAAAAAATTGAACACGTTGATTTGCTGACAGACTTGCTGGAAAAGCAGCGAGTGATGTATACTAGACTCTCCCTTT